CTTCAAACTCCCTAGACTTTATTATTAATGGTAATACCATTGAGTCAATTGGTAGGTCTGCAAAGTCTTTATCATTAGCAATAACACCATTGTGGACAATACCATCATATGGTTGTAATATACCTACAGCAGTTTCAGACTCCGTTGTGGGAGTTGCTCTGAAATTTCCTAAGACCCTATTACTATTACATATAACCCGTTTGTCTTCCTCACTCATTACATTAGAGTCATTCCTAACTTCACCATACGGACTAGTTACTTGAAAACCATATCCATCTCTACCACGCTCATTAGCCTTGGTTAATAAATGGTTTTTTACTTCGTCTGGTACATCACCATACCATCCTACAATTGAACACATAATATACTCCTATTTACTATACTTGACGATTAATGTTTGTAAGTACTCTTGTAACTCTTTGATAAGCCCTAATACTTCTTTATTATCTTTTTGAATGATATACTCCTATTAAACTTGAAATTTCTTGAATGTGGCTTTCTTATCCTCATTCTTTGATCTATTGAATTGTGAAGTCTCGACAACTTGGTCAGGCATCACTAGTTCACTTTGTGCATCTTCTTCTACATTATACCATCTCATCTTCGGTTTGTCAATACCAATTACAAATCTTTTATTCTTATTCATATCACCATAACGATTCTTTAATTGTTTAACCATTATCTGATTTAAATCCTCTAATTCTTCTGTAGATATAAGTGCCAACATCATATCAGCTGTTGCAGGAAGTCCAAACGATTCACTCGTATCTTCTAATCCAACATCACTATTTGAGTATCCTGAACGTGTGGTCTGTGTTGCTGAGAATAGTGGAACGTTATATTCAACTGCTAATCCACGTAACTCTTCTGCAATTGCTTTAACATAGGTGTAACTATTAATACCAGATAACCCACCAGAATATCTTGCTGAAGCACAAATGTTAAGATAGTCAATAAAGATTATATCAGGGACAAATGACTTCTTCATTTTTAGTTCCTTTAATAACGCTTTAAAATGTCCAGAGTGTGCTGTTGCAGTTGGATATTCTTTAACAATCAGTTTCCCTTTAGTAGAATCTTTGACTTTATTAATCTTCTTCTCGTATGCAGTTCTCGATAACTTCTCTAAGTCATTCAACGTTACGTTCAACAAGTTAGCATCAATACGTTCTGCAATTCTCTCCTCAGCCATCTCCATTGTGATATAGAGTACGTTATTACCTTGAGTTAAACAGTTTGATGCTATATGAGTCATTGCTAGTGTCTTACCAACACCAGGACCTGCTAAGAAGATATTCAATGTCTTCTTTGGTATACCACCCTTAGTTATCTCATTTAGATAGTCTATATCAAATGGAATACGTTCTTCTTTCCTATGATAGAAGTCGAAACGTTCATCTGCGTTCTCTAAGAAATCGTGACCAATATGAGTGTCAAATGATACTGCCAGAGCATCACTTAATAAATCTGGGATTGCTGACTTATTCTGCTTTCCCGTCTTATCATCGATAATAGTAATAGATTCCATTATAGCATTATACACTGCCTTATCCCTACAGAATTTTTCTGTGGTATCCAACAACCATTCCATGTCTGAATTCTCATTTTCAAATGATGATATCTCTTCTACGGCTTGAGTATATTGTGTAGAAGATATATCTTCACGTGCATCCATAGCAATAATCAATGCCTCTTTAGTAGGCCTGTTATTGTACTTATTAATGAACTCTCTAATCTCTTCGAAGATAACTTTGTCCACACCATCGTGAAAATATTCTGCTTTTAGGAAGTGGGAGGCTCTTCGGGTGTAATCTTCATTAAATATAAGATTTTGAATTATTGTACTTTCAAGCGTCAATTATGTCTTCCTCATCAAATAGTTTCAATGTCTCTTTAAATAGTTTCATTATAGTATCGTTAACTTCATCAGCTACTTCATCTAATGAGACATTATTAGGATTCTCAGTCAATACCATTTCATAAGATAATGCAAGGTTACCAGCACTATCGATATTGTTTTCGTCAATACCTATGTTAGTAACCTCAACTACAGCACCATCAGTTAATCTAACATAAAATTTCTCATCAAATTTATTCATCTTCTTCTTGTACCATTTCAGTCATACCTAGTGTATATCTTTCTTGAACCCATTTAGGGAAATCAGTTTCTTCGAGGATAGGCAACCAGAACTCTTTCCTATTTGTTTCTGCTGCTCTCCAATTTTTATCACCATCTACAGACGGTCTAGTGTACCATCCAACTTTTGGTTTAATCACGTGTCCTGATATCACTGATACATCTAACAAACCAGACCACTTATTTATACCACCTTCGAAGGTTACTACAATAGGAATCTTACTTTTTTCTCTAACAAATCTTGACTTCTCAATGTTGATATTAAATGAATATCCATTTAACTCTTTGCCAGTCTTCTCTTGAGAACGTCCAATGATCCAAACGTTATCCGCTGAATACATTACACCAGTACCGCCGGAAACTACTGGTCTAGAGAACATTTCTTGTGTTTGGTATGTATGATTGACTGCTACTAATGGAATATCCTTAGTGGTCAAATACGGTGTCACCATACGGAATAGACTCTTAATCTGTTTAGCACGAGTCATGTCTGCAACAGACTTTTCATTCAATGCATCATCAACTTCTTTCTTTGAAGCAAGATTACCAATAGAATCAATAAAGATGAATACCTTATCTTTCTTTCCAATCTCCTTCATTTTCTTCATTATATCGAATTTCAATTCTTCGATATCCATTACTGGAGTATGTAATACTCTTTCAGTATTAACACCAAACGCATCGAAATATTTCTCTGGGGTGCCGAACTCACTATCATAGAATAAGCAGATAGAGTCTTTATGCTTCTTTAAGAACGCACCCATTAAAAGAATACCAAAGGCAGTCTTAAAATGTTTCGAAGGACCTGCCAATATCGTCAATCCTGATGTTAATCCACCATCGAGTCTTCCACTCAATGCAACATTGATCATTGGTACTCCTGTAGGAATAACGTCCTTATCTTTATATAAAGTTGACTCTGATAGTACTGTACTCTTGATTGCAGCTGCCGCTTGCAATCGTTCAATTAATAAACTCATATTTCCTCCTTAATTAAAAAAATCTTCTAATGTAGCTGTTACTTCATGTTTCCAATTGATAGCATCTAGAATCGTTTTTAAGGGTTCTAGAAATGTCTTTGAGAACATTATATCATAATCCACGTACTTTGTCAAGTCAAATTCGATAGGAATTCCACCTTGAAATGCAATAACATTTTCTTGTATTGTATTTGGTTCTTTTAGATAGATAAACTTAATCTTATCTCCTTCTTGGATTTGTGATACTGTCTTAAGCAATTTATGTTTTCTAATCAGATTGTTATATAGTAGTGACCCTCTTACGTGAATCGGAGTTCCTTTAGTATACCCATCACCATTCCTATATTTCTCAAGTCCATTGACTCCTCTAGGAAAGGCAATGTCTTGTGGTTTCTGTTTATTAAATTGCTCTCTGAAATCTTCAATGTACTCGATAACTGTATCATTGTCCGTATTTAGAATTAACTCAACTACCTTTCTCAACTTGTTACGAACCACTTCAGGAGTACTAGATTTAACAATCTCAAGACCCATTACTTTCATCTTAGGTTCTGCATATCGTACACCTTCATTGTCATATACATTGAGAGCATAACGTTTCTTTGCTGTCCAAATTGCTTTATCAGCAATCACTTCACGTTCCATGTACATCTTCTGTTCATATGCATTCATATACTCTGCTAACTCTTCGTAACACTCAGTAATGAATGGTTCGATTTTCTCTTTAGAAATAGTATCCAAGAAGTTTACAATCTTTGTCTTCTCTTCAGGAGTATTCACTTTATCACCAAATATTCTATTAACAAGATTACCTAAACGGAGATAGTTTGAGTCAGTATCGATTGCCACAACATAGTCATAGTTGTCAGTCTTTAACAAGTCATTGAAATAATCATTTAGTTTATT